TTCCTGTTTCCGATCCTAATGCTGCAACCATGTCCCAAAGAATCATGCAGTATCAGGCGGCGTTGCAGCTATCCCAACAAGCCCCCCAGTTGTATGATATGGGTAAGCTGCATCGTCAAATGCTAGAAGTTCTTGGTATTCAAGACGCAGATGACATCATCAAGCTACCAGAGGACATCAAGCCTGCTGATCCTGTGACTGAGAACATGATGCTCTTGAAGCAAGAGCCAGTTAAAGCCTTCAAGTACCAAGATCACGAAGCACACATCGCAGTTCATATGGCTGCAATGCAAGACCCGAAAATGCGCGAGCTAGTTGGTCAGTCGCCATTTGCACAAGCGATTGGTCAGGCTATGGCAGCACACGTTACAGAACACGTTGCGTTCCAGTACCGCCGTGAGATTGAGAAGATGCTTGGCGTAGAAATGCCAAATGAAGATCAACCGTTACCAGAAGATATTGAGATTGAAATTTCTCGCTTGGCAAAAGACGCCGCAGAGAAGCTACTTCAGAAAGATCAGATGGAAGCGCAACAGCAGCAAATCCAACAACAGCAGCAAGACCCAGTTGTCCAAATGCAGCAGATGGAATTGCAGATGAAACAGCAAGAGCTGCAGCATAAAATCCAAATGGATACAGCTAAACTACAGCTTGATGCAGAACGTATTTCCGCCGAGAACCAACGCGAAGGGGCGCGTCTTGGTGTGAAACTTGCCACCGATCTGGACAAATCACAACGTGAAGACCAGAAGGAAGGTGCAAAACTTGGTATTGAAATAGCAAAGGAGCTAACAAAGGGAGATGGATGACATTTTCACGCTGTTAAAGCGGAAGATCGATGAGTACGAGGAAGATATAAAGAACTTTCTCGCGTCAGGGCAAGCTGAAGACATGGCGATGTATAATCGTATCGTAGGGAGAAACGAGGCACTTCAGTTTGTAAAACAAGACCTAAGTGAACTTGAGAAGAGATATATTGAACAATAACATCTTTTCAGGTAATCTCTAACTTGGGAGTACTTCGTGGATAGTCCACGCAAGGTATCTGTGAACCTATAATCACTGCAAGGTAAAGTATGTATACTGCAAACAAGGAAACAGAGGACAAGGTAGCCTCTAAACTACCTAAACCACAAGGATACAAAATCCTTATTGGCGTACCAGAAATGAGTGACAAGACCGAAGGTGGGGTTATTATGCCAGACGGTCTTAAATCTGCAGAAGAAACAGCATCTATTATTGGTTTTGTGATGGCATTAGGCCCAGATGCGTATGCAGATGAATCAAAATTTCCAAATGGGGCTTTCTGTAAAGAAGGTGACTTTGTAATCTTTCGATCCTATTCAGGCACTCGATTCAAGATTCATGGAAAAGAGTTCAGACTTATTAACGACGACACTGTGGAAGCAGTGGTCGATGATCCACGGGGGTACGCAAGAGCATGAATAATTTAGCAGAAGAACAAGAGTTCGAAGAAGAAACAGTCGCAGAAGCTATTGAAAAGGCTCAAGGAAGTCCGATAGCCACTGAAGACGATGATGACGGTTTCGAGATTGAAGTTGTAGACGACACGCCTGACGAAGACAAAGGTAAGCCTCGCCGTGCCGAAAACGCTGAACCACAAGTTCCTAGTGATGATGAAGTTGAGAAGTATAGCGAAGGTGTGCAGAAGCGCATCAAACAACTTAAATTTGAGTACCATGAAGAACGCCGTGCTAAAGAAGAAGCAGCGCGTCTTCAGGAAGAAGCCTTAAAATACGCACAGCAGATACAACAAGAGAACGAAAAACTTCGTAAGACCTTGGAAGAGGGCGAAGGTGTTCTTGTAAATCAAGCCAAAGGCCGCGTAGCTGCAGAGCTTGATAAGGCAAAGGCTGCGTACAAAGCTGCTTACGAGTCTGGCGATCCTGATGCGTTAATTGAGGCACAGGAAAAGCTAACAATACTGCAGAACGAAAAGATTCGATATGAGAACTACAAGCCGCAACCTCGCCGAGAGCAGCCTGTAGCACAGCCGCAGTATCAGCAACAAACACCGCAGCCACCAAAGCCAGATCAACGTGCGTTGGACTGGGCTGCAAAGAACGATTGGTTCGAGAAAGACCCTGAAATGACAGGGTACGCTTACGGACTACACGAGAAGCTCGTTAGAAACGGTATTGATCCGAGAAGCGATGAGTATTACAATCAAATTGACAACGCGGTTCGCCGCGTGTTCCCAGATAAGTTTGATGATGGGCCTGTAATTGAGGAATCTGCACCCCAACGTCAAGCTGGCAACGTGGTTGCCCCTGCCGCTCGAAGTGGCAAAAAACCACGCAAAGTGCAACTGACCTCAACGCAGGTCGCTCTCGCCAAGCGGCTTGGTCTGTCAAATGAACAATATGCGGCGCAATTAATGAAGGATATGAAATAATGTCGAACCGAAACTCACGCACTACAGAGACCCGCGAAGCGGATCAACGCAAGGTGTCATGGTCGAGACCTTCGATGTTACCTGTCCCCGAACCCAGACCCGGTATTGAATACCGTTGGATTCGCACATCAACACTTGGACAGAGTGACAACACGAATGTTTCTTCTAGATTTCGTGAGGGATGGACACCTGTTCGTGCAGAAGATCATCCAAACCTTCAAGTTGTGTCTGATATCGATTCTCGATTTACAGACAATATTGAGGTCGGTGGGTTATTGCTTTGTCAGAACTCAACCGAAAACGTGCAAGCTAGACGTGATGAACAGAATCGTCAGGCCAAAAGCCAGATGCAGGCTGTTGATAACAGCTACTTGCGCAACTCAGACCCTCGTATGCCCGTTCTGAATCCAGAGCGAAGCACACGATCATCGTTTGGCAAGTAACCTTTCGGGGGAGCTTGCTTTGGTTGAAACTCAGATTGTGAGGAAATAGAGCTATGGCTACTACAGCAGCTCCTTATGGCCTACGTCCAGTCCGCAGTGCGGATGGTAAGCCATACGCTGGGGCAACGTCCCAGTATCTCATCGATCCTGCAGGTGAAGCAACAAACCTATTTTATGGGCAAGCTGTCATCATCGGGGCCGATGGTTATATCGCGCTGGCAACTGGTACAGGTGCAGACCTGACCACGAACAGCATTTCAGGCACAACAGGCGTTGGCGCAATTGGCGTTTTCGTAGGTTGTGAATATGTAAACTCTTCAGGCCAAACAGTTCAGGCTCAGTACTATCCATCAGGCACAGCCAATGGTGGTGCGATTAAAGCTTACGTGATTGACGATCCAAACGTACTATTCCAAGCGCAGCTTGATGGTGCAGGAGCGCAAACCGTAATTGGCACAAACACATTCTTTGCAGCAGCACAGACTACCTCAACAGGCGACACTGCCTATGGTAACTCTACATCTGCATTGGATGCGACTGTGGTAACTACAGCAGCGGCATTCCGTATCGTTGCTCATGTGTCACCTGCAAGTGATGCGTATCCAGATGTACTTGTTAAGTTCAATCCGGGCGCACACCAGATGACAAACAATGTTGGCTTATAAGGAGATTAGACTATGGCTATTTCACGCGCCCAGCTCCTTAAAGAGCTACTACCCGGTCTGAATGCTCTATTCGGTCTTGAGTACGACAAGTACGAGAACGAGCATGCAGAGATTTACGAAACTGAAAACTCAGAGCGTAGCTTTGAGGAAGAAGTCAAATTGTCAGGATTTGGCGCAGCCCCAGTGAAAGCTGAAGGCCAAGCTATTTCATACGACAATGCACAAGAATCGTTCACAGCTCGCTACAACCACGAAACGGTTGCAATGGGCTTCTCTATCACTGAAGAAGCGATGGAAGACAACTTGTACGATTCACTATCTGCTCGCTACACCAAAGCACTAGCTCGTGCTATGGCGTACACAAAGCAGGTAAAAGCGGCTTCTTTGTTGAACACAGGTTTTGATACCTTCACTTCAGGTGACGGTTCATTCTTGTTTGCAACAGATCACCCAACTACTGAAGGCGGTACAAACTCTAACCGTCCAGCAGTCGCAGCCGACTTGAACGAAACATCGCTTGAGCAAGCGGTTATCGATATCGCAGCGTTCACTGACGAACGTGGCCTATTGATTGCAGCTCGCCCACGCAAGTTGATCGTTCCACCTGCGCTTATGTTCGTGGCGACTCGTTTGCTACAAACAGAACTACGCACAGGTACAGCGGATAACGACATCAACGCATTGCGTTCGAATGGTTCGATCCCTGAAGGCTACCGTGTCAACCACTACCTAACTGACACAGATGCGTTCTTCATCACTACAGATGTTCCAAACGGCATGAAGCACTTCGTGCGTACAGCTATGGCGACATCTATGGATGGTGACTTCGACACAGGTAACGTGCGCTACAAAGCGCGTGAGCGTTATTCATTCGGCGTATCTGATCCACTAGGTATCTACGGTTCACCGGGTGCTGCATAAGTTCAATTGAACTTTTGGAAGGGGCTGTTAACGCAGCCCTTTCTTTTTTTCTGGAGTATGCTATTCTGCGTTTGGGGCAACATTAGCCTTGCAGACAGGATTCCGCCCCACCTGACGTTGCACAGACTGCTAGGCAAAACCTTGTGCAAGGGGTATTAATATGGCTTCAACTACATTCTCAGGCCCAGTGACATCTACTGGTGGTTTCGTTGGCGATGTTACAGGTGACGTTGTTGGTACAATCAAAGTTCCTACATACACAGTAGCAGGCGCACCGTCTGCATCAACTGCTGGCGCAGGTTCTGTAATTTATGTCTCAAACGGTGCGGCTGGCTCTGCTATCTTAGCTTTCTCTGACGGAACAAACTGGAAGCGTTCTGACACAGGCGGCACAATCGCAGCATCATAATGGGGGTGACTTATGGGACTTATTCCTAAAGAAGAACCCAGTGCAGAAGAGCTTGCGGCTCGTGGCATAGGCGTGAAAAAAGTTCGCGCACGAAACTCAGACGGAACGCTAAAAGCAGATGATCCTTCTACGCCTGATGTAAATGAGGCATGGGAAGAAAAGCCTGTTAAAAAGCGTGGTCGTCCTAAAAAGAAAAAGGACTAACGTATGCGCTCTGATGTACAATCCAAACGCTTAACGGCTACGGGGTCAGCGGGTGTTGGCCCTGCGCGTATTCGTCAGATACAGGTTCTAACAACGACTGG